TGTTACAGCTGGTACAATTATTGTAAACTCATTAAAAACAGACAATTTTTTATATTCCAACGGCAATCCATTTAGTGCGCCTGCTGCTAGTTACGCACAAATTTTTGTAGCAGATAATTTAAGCAGTGGTAATGCTGTATTTGCCACAGCAAGAATAACAGGCAATCTTCAAGTTGAAGGCAATATTTTTACAATTGGGCAGCAAAATTTAAGTATTAGCGACGCTGTAATTGATCTACATACACAAGCCAATTTAGCACCGTGGACATTCAATGACGGCAAAGACATTGGTCTAAAATTTCACTATTACGATTATCAAGACGAACACGCATTTTTAGGCAGAGCCAACGACACTGGGTATTTAGAATGGTATGATTCTGGTAGAGAAACGGGTAATGTTTTTACCGGTAATACTTACGGCACAGTCAAATCTGGTGAAATCGTTGTAGCAAATACCACAGTTAGTTCAAATACAGTTACCGGTGCACTTAGAGTGTCGGGCGGCGCGGGCATTGCTGGTAGACTGAATGTAGGTGGCAATATTGTGGCCAATTCTGGAACGGCAAGCTCAAGCACAACAACTGGTGCCATGATAGTGAGAGGCGGCGCTGGTATAAGCGGTGACACCTATATAGGCGGAGCTTTAACAGCTGGTAGTTTACAAAATACTGCCATTGGTACTGTGACACCTAATTCTGGATATTTTAACGATCTGTACAACAGCCTAACATTAAAAAGCGCCGGCAATATTGTAGCCTATTCCGGCACCGCTAGTACAAACGCAACAAGTGGGGCTTTGGTTGTAGTTGGCGGCGCCGGAATCAGTGGCGCAGTGAATGCAGGTACTACTGTAACGGCAGCAGGAAATATAGTTGCGGCATCTGGTACGTCAAGCGCGAGCACAAGTACAGGTGCATTAGTTGTAATAGGTGGAGCAGGGGTCAGCGGTAATATCTATTCGGACTCACTTTATACTTCGGGACTGTATTGGGCAGGAAACAATATACCAATTGGTGGACCCTCAGTGGGCCAAGATGGGGCAATTCAATTTAATAATGGTGGAACGCTAGGTGGTACCTCTGCCATTTACGATGATATAACTGGAAACATAATCTTTACTGACACCACAGTGTCAACCAGCACTACCACCGGCGCTGTTGTAGTAGCAGGAGGATTGGGTGTTGCGGGCAATATATTTGCCGGCGGACTAAATGGCACCATATATGGTTCACTGTTTATAGGAACCACCGATGTCAATTACAATCGCGCTAGTGGATCACAAACGTTAACTGGCGTAGGAATAGATGGGACAGCCGGTACCGCTACCAATGCAATTAATACACAGGTAACTTCCAACATATCTTCTGGTACTGCGTATGTGACTTTTGTTGCAGCATCTGGAAATGCGGCACAAAATTTTAACACCAGTTTAACATACAATCCCAATTCTGGTAATTTACGGGCCTATGGTTTATTGACAGATACAGGTTTGTTTTGGGCAGGTAATAACACACCTTTTGTATCAGGTGCTGGTGCTACCTATACAGCCAACACAGCACCGCCTACATCAGGAAACGTAGTTGGAGATTTTTGGTATAACACAACGTCGGACATTTTGTATCAATATACGGATGACGGAACAAGCGAATATTGGGTAGACATAGTTTCCGCAGGCAATATTACTGCAACATCAATTACAACAAATGTTATAGTTAATGCTAGTTTAGTTGGTAATATTACGCCTGAATCAGACAGCATATATTCTATTGGGACTCAATCTAATAGAATTGATAAGATTTTTCTTTCAGGCAATGTAATCACTTCGGGTAATGTACAGGCAGCGTATGTGCAAGGTGATGGATCAAAGCTAACTAATTTAAATGCAGCAACAACAGGAAAGGCTATCGCCATGGCGATAGTTTTTGGAGGATAACATGGCAGCACCTAACATAGTAAATGTAAGCACAATTTTTGGAAAAACACAATATCAACAGTTGACCACATCAATGGCCAATGTTATCACCAATGGTGCGACCAGCGGAAATGTATTAAAAGTAAATGATGTGTTAATAGCAAACTACACCACATCAAGTATTCAATCTAATGTAGTAATAGGAAGAGGATCGAGTTTCTTTTATCTTGCAGGAAATATGACTGTGCCAGCAAACAGCACACTAGTAGTGGCATCTAAGGATATTGCACTTTATATGGAAGAAGGTGATTATTTACAAGCTAATGCCAGTTCGGCTACAGCAGCACAAATTACATGTTCATATGAGGTTATCTTTTAATGTCAAGATTTAGATTTGGTAACTATGGTGTAATTGGGCCTAGATCTACCCAATATCTATATAATCAACCTCAAGGAATAGTTGATACCGGAAGTCTGGCGTTTTTTAATTCACGATTTTTACTTGAAATTTATTGTTGGGGAGGTGGAGGAGCCGGTGGTACTGTAGGCGGCTGGTCGTTTGGCGCAGCTGGTGGAGCTGGTGGAGCAGCATTTGGTATTTTACCTGTAACTGTCGCTACATCTTTTATTGTTATGGTTGGTGGTCCAGGAGTGGTAAACTCAGCGGCTGGTTCTGGTGCAGTCGGCGGTGGCGGTGCTGCAAGTAATAATAACAGTGACAATCGTTATGCAGGCGGTGGTGGTGGTTTGAGTGGGGTATTTGCCGGAACTTACACTCAGGCTAATTCTATAATCATTGCTGGTGGCGGTGGTGGCGGCGGGTCAAGTCGTGCAGGTACTGGTAACGCTGGCGGTGCTGGTGGCGGTACAAACGGCGAACAAGGTTTTAGTCCTTACGACGGAAAAACTGCTTATGGTGGCCCAGGTGGCACACAGAGTGCAGCAGGTGCAAATGCATCATCAGACAGTGCCAATGGCGGTGGAGGGCAAGGTGCTTTACAGGGCGGAGTGACTAGAACTAACTCATACGGTGGCGGAGGCGGAGGCGGATATTGGGGCGGATCTGCAGGGGGATATTCTGAAGCCAATACAATGGGAGGTGGTGGTGGTGGATCTGGATTTTTAAGGTCAGACATAATTGGAGGAGTGTTGAGTGCAGGGACAGGCACCACTGCCGGAGATTCCAGTAATGCGTTAAGAAGCACTTACGGAAATGCCGGAGCAGTGGCATCAAATGGTACACAAGGTGTGGTTATAATACAGTATGCAGGATTACAAAGAGCATCAGGTGGAACTGTAACCACTGTAGGGCAATACACTAGGCACACATTTACTACAACCGGACAAAATACTTTTACTTTGAATTTATAAGTATTATACACAGGATACAGAAACTTAAATGACATTTCCTACTTCGCCAACAAATGGTCAAACAGCAACAGTTAACAATATTAACTATACCTACGATTCTACTACTAGATCGTGGACGAGACAATTAATAACCAATGTAAGCGTTTCTGGAAATATAACCACTACTGCAAATGTAATTGCATCAAGATTTTTTACAACCACAGGAATTATAACATCTACAACCACATCTACATCTGCCAGCACCGGAGCGTTAGTGGTTAGTGGCGGAGCAGGGTTTGGTGCCAATATCTTTACCGCAGGTTGGATCATACCTACTAGTAATGTTTCTCAAAATTTAGGCAGTACAACTGCCTGGTGGAATACAATTTATGGTGTATCACAACAGGCAAGATACGCTGACTTGGCAGAAAATTATACAGTAGATCAAGATTATGTTCCTGGTACCGTAGTTGTTTTTGGTGGCGAAAAAGAAGTAACAACCACTACGTTAACACATGACACAAGAGTTGCTGGGGTAATTTCTACCAATCCTGGCTATTTAATGAATGCGGCCGGTGAAGGATTGCCGGTGGCGTTTACTGGTAGAGTTCCGTGTCAGGTACAAGGACCGGTAAACAAAGGTACAGTGTTGGTAACTAGTAATTTAGCTGGCGTAGCAGAAGCAATTGATTACAATTTGTTCAAACCGGGTTGTGTTATAGGCAAAAGTTTAGAAACAATAACAGATAATTCAATAAAATTAATCGAAGTTGCTGTTGGGAGATATTAATGACTGTTTTACAAAAATTATATAGAAAAGATATTACCACAGAAACGGTCAACCTGGTTGGACTGTTATATGAAGATCGTTGGAGGTATCAGACCGAAGACATTACTATTCCGCAGTTTAAAAATTTATCAGACCGTGCTGTTGTTGTAGGCAATGGTGTGACTGCTAATGAATTTGATCTAACAAAAATATTGCCGTATAGAGAATCAACACCCTGGGGAGAAACTACTCCTTGGATATACAAAAGACAAAGAAGAAATTTCTTTACATATGGATGTAACGCTATCTACAGAAATTATAAACTTGATTTTGTTAGTTGCACCGGCGAAGGTATTGTCAAAGAAATAGCAGAATCTACAAGAGATAAAACCGGAACTTTGTTTTATGCTAATTCTAAATATCTAGAAAAATATCCCGGCGAGTTTAATTTTTTACCACAGAATCCAGACTTTAATTCTGGAGCAATGTCAGCTTATATGGCAGCATTTGACGGCCACAAGCGAGTGTATTTGTTGGGCTTTGACGGAATTGACACACCCACAAACAATTACAATATATTTGCTGGCACTGCAAACTATCCACAACTAGACTATCCTATTAGTGAAGATTATTGGGTACGTAGTCTTAAAACTATTATGAATGCTTACACAGACACAGAATTTATAAGAGTATGTCCTACTAAAAAATTTAGAGCGTCTGAGTCTTGGAAAGATAGTTTAAATTATAGACAAATTGATTTTAGACAATTTGTTCTTGAGGCTGACATATAACATTTTCAAATGTAGCAATTTTGTCGACTACACTCTTAAAACTAAAAGTTCTCCAAACACCGGGATGTAAAGGTTTAGGATAATCATTTACTCCAGTCCAGGCATATCCTTTGTGTTCATCATTGAGGCTGGGAATAAATTCTTTGTCTACTGTAAGCAAGTAAGTATGATATTCAAAATTGGTATTATCGGCAGTAAATTTTTCTAGTGGAATAATTTTTTTAATTTCAATTGGACCAATTTCTTCAACTATTTCTCTACGCAGAGCTTCAATTGGCGTTTCTCCAGGCTCTACACCTCCGCCAACCAAACCCCAGGATCCTGCGTGCCTTTTTTGATTTCTTAGTAAAAAAAGATATCTCTTAGATTCAAGACTGTATATAAGAGCACCGCAACCTATATGATGAGACTCCACTCGCCACCTCGATAAACACCTTCTACTGCCTTGACCCAGTCTACACCAGTCCATCTATACTGAACTCCAGTAAGTGTATTGGTTACATATTGCACTGTATTCTCATTATTACTATCAAAAACCACTTGCCACTCTGCTCCGGTATATTGTATAATATCATTCTCATTGGCTACTAAATCACCCCATACTACACTGCCAGTGATATTGCCTGGGTCGCCAATTGAATTGGTTAACAAATATCTGGTGTTAGTCGCTGGAGACAGCAAGTTACTGTCAACCTTGACATTTTGAGGATTAATTATAGCATCAACGGCTAACAAAGTGTTTAATGGCTGTGTATCTTCAAAAACTTCAAATAACAAAATATGTGGATCTGTTGGATGATAGGCAATGGTTCCGATTAATTCTGTCTCAGTTGGCAAAGATAACCTTATTTCAGTTGTTCCTGTTACCAGTGTTCCGTACAATTCAACGAGTGACTTCCAGGTAACCGGAGGTGTAACTTCAATTACAACGTCGCTTTCCGTAACAACTTCTTGTTTCTTTAAAAGTTTTAACTGATTGCCGGAATAAAATACACCATAATCCAATGGAGTCACATATCTACGCGAAGCTAGATTAACTAATAAAGTGTCTGTGTCTAAAGTGCCTTGTTCGTCATAAATGCTGCCAACAAATTTTTGTATGACGCCCAAACGTTTTACTTTGGCCGGCGCACTGATCCAGATTGGCATGGTAAAAGTGAGAGTAGCAACATCAATGGGCTCTTCGGCTCCAGCTGGTACAACTCTTGATGACCAAGTGACACTGGTCAATTGAACATAACTTAAACTAGTCCAATCAATATAGTTGTCTGTACTTTGTATTTCTAAACTGGGATTGAATAATACAGCTATCTGTTCGATCAGTTGCATTTTTTGTTCAGTGTTGCTGGTCCATATATCCAGTTTGACTTCTAAATTGTACGGAACCGGCATGAGTCTTTCCACCGTGTAACTGTCGCCTTGTTGATTACCGTACAACCCAGTTTCTGGGTCATAGGTACGCTCCCGTATGCTCATTTTGCTAACAAAAGATGGTTCCTGCATACGATCCTGTTGATAGGTAAAGCTGCTAATATAAGCACTCATGGCAGGCACAGCATTGAGCACGTTTTCGCTATTGCCTCTGAGAATAGTTGCTCCTTGACGACTTGGATCGCCGTAGTATACAGGCACACGCTGCAATGTTCGTGTACCGTCACGATCCTTGCCAAATTCAACTTCAAAATTACTGACAATACGCATGAATTGAATTAGGAATCTGCGTATCTGGCCATCGTAAAAATATTGTTGTGCCATTAATTATCTGCCTTGGGTTTTAATGCCTGACTCAAACTCTGCCGTTCTGTGACCTGGCCAGAGTTATTAGTGAATGTGTTTGTATTATTTACAAAACTGCTGCGTAGGGTTTGATTATTTGGTCCCGGTGT